GCATCGGCTGATGGCCACAGCACCCAAATCGCAGGTCTATATCACGGCAAAATCGCTGGACATACGTTCGATTAGCGCGCCGAACACTTTCAGCGCATATGGGTCATTGTCCACAATGCCGATGCGTATGTTGCGGTTGCGCGCTTCTTCCATTACATTCAAGGGCTATCCCTCCTCATGCTGTCCGCCCTCCTCCGTCTTGAAGCAGACCACCCGCACCACATCATAGACCTGTATCTCTTTGCTCTTGAATGGGAACTGTTTGCAGTGCGGGCAGGTTATCGTTTCGAGCATTTCTTCCTCTGACAGATCATATCCTGTCCAATTCTGCGTAGTTTCGATGTAGGCGGCGTTGTGTTCACATTCAATGATGGGCTGTTCAATGTCGGTGTCGCTCCCATCATAGAGGAAAGTATCAACCAACAGATGCCCGATTTCCTTTCCGCATTTCTCGCACTTCATTGTCCGCCCTCCCCGTCGTGGATGGAGCCCTCCATATCCAAAAACTTCTGGCACATGGCCGCAGCCTGAATGGCCTCGCAGGCTGCGTTGATGGCGTTTTGTTTTAAGCATCTAATATCTTCATTGGCCGGAAGGTCACTTGTGATATTTCCCCAAGCACACTCCAAGAGTAGTTTCATCTTGCTTACCTCTTCTTCGGCCTCTTCTGCTTCTTCTTTTAGCACCGCCCACCCCTCATGCTGGCTGTGGAACTGCGGAAACCGCTCATTGGCGGCAGCCAGCTCAACGTCCACCAGTTGCCTGACGTTGGCTAATACAGCGTTCATTTCGCACCTCCGATGATTTCGTCCAGCTCGACGGGCTGGCCGGGGCGGAGGGAGGGGAACAGGTCAACCTCTGCGTGAGCCAAAAGGATTCCTTCTTTACCCCATACTTGCACAAACACATCACTATTTTTTAGGCGATACGCATTGGGATATATCATCTTGATAGCCTTCGCCCTCTCCACCTCTTGCTGCGTCCAGCGGGGCTTGCGGATAATGCGGTCGGGGTGGTTTATGGCATAGCAGAGTGTCTCTATACACGTGTTATAGATTTTCCCTTCTTCATCAATTCTGCAATAAGTGGATTTTCGAACCGGCGTTTCGATTGTAAAAACTTCATCCACATCAACCCCCAGAACCTCACAAATTCTAGGCTTGTCCATGTTGGCCTCCTCCGTATATGGCACCCAGCAGCTTCCGTCCTCTTTCCTGTACTGGCATCCCTCGTTCTCATCCCAGGAGCAGCAGGGGCCTCCGTGGGCGCAGTCGCAGCACATACCTTCTATGGCGTTGGTTTCCTTATGTTTTGCCGCCTCCGGCATATCATCCTCCACCACCTCGTACCCCATCAGGCGGGCGGCGTCGTGGGGATTTTCTTTTAGTCGTCCGCATGAGACATTTTTCCAAACCAGCTTACAGCCAGAGCTTCCTGCCCCACACGTGTCACAATGAGTTTCAAATACTTCCCCTGTCTCAGGGTTTCGAAACTTCATTGGCGGCCCTCCTATCCCGTTCCATACAAAACCGGATATATTCCTCGATAAATTTCATGTCATTTTCGGCGCCCTTTATTTTCCCCTTCCAGCCACAGGAGGGGCAATAGAAGGTATCTCCACGCCCTCCGTTCCCGCAGTTTCCGCCGCAGTTGGGGCACTCAGCGTCCATAAATATCAGGCTACTCATGGTCGGCCTCCTTTCTCTGGCCGTAGGAGCAGAAATCGTCTGGTTGTACTCGTTGCCATTCTCTACCCCAGATTGAGCAAAACAGTCCAGGGCCTTTATAATCCACTGTTTCTTTGCAGTGCTGGCACTCCCGGCACCTTACCACAGGCACAGCGTCGATGGTGGGCAGGCTATCAAACATCCGCTGCATGACGGCTCCAGTCACCCCATCACCACCAAAGCACTCTCGTGCATTATCCGCATCAACTAGTCTCATACTCGTCCTCCTTCTCCTTTTCCTGCTCCCTCCGTAGTGCGGCCTCGGCTTCTTTTGGGGTGTCCCCAAATACACACCCGTTGTCCATATCCTGTAACACATTGATGGCGCTTGCATAATGGGCTTTTGCCGGTTTGGGGAATCGCGCACTGCACATATACACCCATCTCGGAGGCTTGAATGGCAGCACCATGCACCGCCCTTCATCGTCGGCCTGCTTGAGTTCGCGGAGGCGGTCAGGCGTTATGCCAAGGGCTTGCCCAGCCAACTTCAAAATAGTATCCTCACTAAATGTTTGTTTGAAGTCCTCCGGCTCCAAGCCAGTCTCCTCATAGGCGGAGAGGCGGTCTGCGACTTCTCCGCTGTACTCTGTGTCGCCAATTTTGAGCCGCCATTTCCCGCCGTCAAAGTATGTCAGCCGCTTCATGTCAGCCCTCCTTCTGGCCGCGCCATTTCGGCTTGCAATCAATCCCCGACCCCAGTTTACAATCCAATCGGACATACGGCCTTTTGTGTACCTCAACGGCATTGGCACAAATCTGGCAACCTTCTCCGCTGTACCACATCAGTGCCTCCATGTCGCCGACCGCCGCATCCCTCTCCTGTTTCACCTGCTCCAGCTCCTCGTATACGGCAGTAATCCCCACGTCCCCGCCGTACATATCCCACTGTATGCGCAAGTCGTCTAGCTCGGCCAGCAGCTTCTCATTTTCGGCCTGGAGCGTGGAGATGGCGTCAGCTGCCTCCATGCACAAGTCCATGATTTCCAGTGTCGCCTTATCAGCATATAGGCTGTCGGTGCGCAACCGCTCAATCAGCTTCTCAATGTCCATCAGATTTCCTCCTCCGGCGGCCCATCCCAGGCCGTCCAGTACCTATTATACAACTCCATTGCAAACGGCTTGATGTGCTTGCAGTACAGATATCCATCCCTGCACCCTTCTGCAATCTCCAGGCCGCCCCATTGGAGCTGGGCTATCCCTGCTCCCTCAATGTAGATTGCGGTCTCCTGGGTGATGGATTCCAGCTCTGCGCGGGTATATTGGTGTCTCATGGCGATACCTCCGGCGGGCGGTGGTAGCAATCTGCTGCCCGTCTTTTGCAGTATGTGCAAGGACACTCGGCCCCATTTTGGTACTCCCACTCCCATTTCCCGTCTTCTGCGCACCCCGCGCATATCAGCACCTCCAAATTCGCAATCGCTTGGCAATTTTCCCTTGCATTGATCTGTTCCATGCAGACGTATATCCCCGGCACCTCAGCCCAAACCTTTTCCACAATCTCGCTGGAAACCTGGGCGTCATCCCTCCAGAACCCCACAGCGGTCATGCAGTCCTTCAGAAGCTTTTGGAGGTTGTCCGTGTCCGGCCTGGTGGTCCGGTACTCACCGTCTTCATGCTGCCCACGGGGGAAGCACCACTTCACCAGCAGCCGCACCGCGCCGGCCAGAGGCTCCACGGGCCTGTGTCCAGCCAGGTGCGCTGTCAGCTTCGACCGTGCCGCCCGCACCTCCGGCGGCTCGTAGGGTACCGGCTTGCCCTTGACCACCCGCCATTTCTTTTCCTGGTGCGTCACCGTGGGTGGCTTCATCGGCATAAAAAATTCTATTCTCATGGCTTTACCTCGTTAAAGTATTGCAGATCACAAAACTACTTTGTCAACGGTCAGGGGAAGGAGTCGTCGTGCGTGAGCTTTCGCACGACTACTTCCCCCGTTGACCGTCAGGGAAACGTGTTTTCTTACCCCACTTTAGGGGGGTACTTTTTCTTCCCTAGGGAAAAAAACAGGTTTTTTCGTTTTTTTCCCTCACAGGGAAAGAAGGGAAATCCCCGTTTTTTTCTCAAGGGAAACAGAGGGAAATGTCCGTTTTTTTCTCTCACGGGGAAAGGAAAAATTCTCGTTATTTTCCCTTACTTCCTGCCGACTTCCCCCTCGTCAATCCAAAAGCCGCCATGCTCTTTCAACCGGTTCCTGACTGTCTTGTCCGTCACGCCCATGTACTCGGCCAGAGCGCTCACTGTGACCTTCCCGTCTATGCCGCAGGCTTCAAAGGCGAGTGCAATAGAGTCTTTTCGCTCCTTGGCTTTGGCCTCTTTCGGCTTCCGTTTCTGCATAGCCCTTTGCCACCCCGGCACCTCCCCCTCCGGGTCGATGTCGGCCAGGACGCCGCTGTCATCGCCGCGGTGAATGGGGTAATCGAACCAGAGGTTGACCGGGGGAAACTTGGGAAACTCCCGCAGGGTTCCCTCAATGCGCCACGCTGTCAGGCTTTCAGCGGCCTGTCTTGCGGCCTCCGCGTACTTTGCCGCATCTTCATATTGCCGGCCGCTTAAAAGGCTCCTGGCCGCCTCCAGCGCCCCCTTCTCAATGCAAAGGTCATCCTGGGACGCCTCCTCCAGCTTACCCGCCCGCTGGAGGGTGGCAGCAACGGCCCGGCCCACAGCCCTGTTGACCTCCTGCCTGCGGAGCTCTTCGCTGACCGGCAGTTCAATCAGATCCAGAAGGGCGTCGGGGTCGCGGGCGAATACCCCCGACCCGCTGGCCCGGTCCATGGAACGCTTGTCTCCCTGGCTGCCCTTGGAATGGTGGTGGCAGTAGATCACGGCGCAGCCCAGCTCAGTACACACCTTGTCGAACTGGTTGCAGAAGTTCGCCATCTGGTCGGCGCTGTTCTCGTCGCCGGTGATGACCTTATAGATGGGGTCAATGACAATGGCAATGTAATCCTTTTTCTTCGCCCGGCGGATCAGCTTTGGCGCCAACTTGTCCATTGGCACAGAGCGGCCCCGGAGGTTCCAGACATCAATCTTGTCCAGGTTCTGGGGCATGCGCCCCAGGGCCGCATACACATCCTTGAAGCGGTGGAGGCAGGAGGGCCGGTCCAGTTCCAGGTTGACGTAGAGCACCCGCCCCTGGGTACAGGAGAAGCCCAGCCACGGGCCTCCCTCGGCGATGGCGCAGCACAGCTCAATGAGGGAGTAGCTTTTGCCGGCCTTGCTGGGTCCGGCCAGGAGCATTTTATGGCCCTGCCGGAGGACGCCGGCAATCAGGGGCGGCGCCAGCTCAGGCAGGTTGTCCCAAACTGCTGCCATGCTCTCAGGGTCTGGCATATCATCGGTGACGCTGTCCATCCAGTCCCGCCACTCGCTCCAGGATGCTTTCCCGATATTGGAGGCCAAAAGGAACTGCTTTTTGCCCCTTCGCATAACGCCGGGGAGCCGGGACAGCCGGGAGGGGTTGCGGTTCTGCCGGTCTACCTTCAGGCCGTTCTTCTCACACACCGCATAGAGGCAGTCCGCGCGGGAGCGGTATTCCTCAAAGGAGCCGGCCTCAATCCTCACAATGGCATGGATGCTCTTGCCGCCGGAGGAAACCAGGGCGGCCACCGGCAACTCCAGCTCCCGGATCATGGCGTGCTGCTCCTCCAGGTTCATCTCGTCGGATTCCACCAGTGCGTACCGGAAAGCGGTCACATTCTCGTTTTTTACGCCCTTGCCATCCAGAGGGTTAAAGCGAATCCACGCTCCCACGTCAGGGTCACTGTCGCCCAACACTGCCCCGATGTCGTCTTTGCATGTGCGCAGGGCGTCAATCAACTGGCCGGCGGTCCGGTCATAATTTCCCTTGGATGGCACCTGCCGTCCGTCTTCCCCTTTGAAGGTCTCAGTCACATACCCGACGTATTCGGATGGGTCAAAGAGAACCGTCAAATAAGTAATGAGGTCTTTCGCGGGATGCCAGTCTGTGGGCTCCTGGACCTCTTTGCCCTCCAGCCATGCGCGGTCCACGCTGGTGCCGCCGCCGTCCCCGGGGGAGGCGCCCCCCTTCGGGCAAATCCCGGAACTGGGGAAAGGGCTTGTGGATTTTTACGGATACAGCGG